CATTGAGTCGCCATCTGCTTACGCTGTTGTTATGGGTAACGGGTGAACAGTTAGTAACACTTAGGGGCAGTTATTTGCCCCTTATTGTTGTTAGCGCCCCGCGCCGAGCGATGCCTAAAAAAGTACCGTCTTTCTAAGCTATAAACGTTTCCCAGCGCCCTCGAATTATTTCAAGGAAAACTCGAAGTCGCCACCATCCGAAAATAAAAAAATCCGCCCAGTAAAAAAATGCCCAGAAAGCGCCGCTACAATAACCGCTACAAGCAGTTACAGCATTGGACTCCAAGGTATCAGGAGAACCAGAAACGTGCTAGAATGATAAGTAGTTATAAGAGTCAAAAGAAACAATGGAACACAAAGTCACCTACAAGAACCCAGACGGGACGTTACAAGAGGTCGTCTTCGACGATTTCGAACAGTTTGCTGATAGTATTGATAATGTTGCTCAGCAATATTATTCGGGTGTTATGGGTAAAGCTGGTAGTACCGTGTTGGACAAAGTTGAGAGCATCCACAAAGATGGATTCACTGTAATTGAGAAAGTAACCGATGAACAACCTAGAGAGGGAACTCAATTCCTTCAAGATTGAGTTAGAGGGAATCAAAGCAAAACTAGCACAGATTCCATTACCATTTAAGTTTATGTACAAACCTCCAAGGGAGGAGTATCATATCAACTTAGTACAATACCTAGATAGTATTGATGAACGTCTAAGGAAATTAGAGGATGCCATTACCGACAAGTCCTAATATTGTTGCTGATGCATGTATTGATACACCAAGTGTTCAAGGTACATGTGTATATGATGGGCAACCATTAGGACCTGCCGGTATATTTGTCTCACCGAATGTGTTTGTCAAAGGCGCTCCTTTAAAGTTCTATCATTCTGCTACAGTACCAGATACGATCACAGGGAAACCTAACAATCCATTAGTTCCCTGTGTGGTGCCTGTAGCGCCCAGGAAGACGCTTCCAGCACGTAACAAGACTGTCACCATCAATAAGTTCCTCCCGCTTGTCACAGGCGATGCTACAGAGGTCTTAGGGACAAAGAGATTATTGTTAGGACCGTATGTACATCCTACGTTAATTATAAGTGCTTATGAGAAACCTAGTGCCGGTTAAGGGAAGTCTTAGTACACCTCTGAAAAAAACCGGGACACTGAGAGTGAGGGGTTGACGGTGGGACAGCGACCATGTATAATATAAAGGTACTTGAGAGGACACCATGGCAAAACGCCCATCATTGACTGGATCAGACTCAATCGATTCAAAACCCAAAAAAACTCGACAAGGATGTGGACAGCACACCAAGTATGCTGCTACATCACGTAATAATAAGCGTAAGCGTTATCGTGGACAGGGACGCTAAATACCTGTGAGATAGCAACCTCCTTAAAAGTTCTGCTTCGGTAGTTCTTTAAGGGGGTTTTTTCATGGCTAATAGTCCTGTCGATAAAAGTAAAGAATTTATTGAAAGTGGGATGACATTAATTACTGATTATGCTTCGGAACGATATCTTAGTAAGAAAGAAAAGAGTGAAGCACTTAAAAGAGTCCATCAGACGATTAAGTTGACTGTAGAGGATTATACTGAGTTCTTCGAGGATCTGTAATAAATAAAGGAAGATAGATCTCTTACATGCCTCAAGTACCGGACTTTAAAGATTTTAGTTTGACTTTTAAGTCTCATCCTGTTACAGATGACTTACAGGTAGTAAAAGATGATGCAGCAATTAAACAGTCTATCCGTTCGTTATTATTAACAAACAAGCGTGAAAGACTGTTTAATAGTGATATTGGTACTAGATTAAGGGAAGTATTGTTCGAACCACTTGATTTTGGTAGTGCTTCTATTGTAGAGACTGAAATTCGTGATGTATTGAAAAACTATGAACCTAGAATCACGGTAATTAGAGTCGATGTATTCCCTAATGATGCCGATGATGGTTACGACGTTGAGTTAGATTACATTATCACTGGACGTGACCAAAGAGTTACAACCGAGTTATTCTTAGAAAGACAGTAACTGAACTACAATGCCATCTTACGTACAACTAGCAAATACAGACTTTGCTGAGATAAAACAAACATTAAAGGAATACCTCAGAACACAATCTGATTTTACAGATTATGATTTTGAGGGTTCTGCTATGAGCATCCTTTTGGATGTTCTAGCATACAACACATATTATACAGCGTTCAATACCAATATGGTAGCGAACGAGTTATTTTTAGATTCGGCATCATTAAGAGAGAATGTAGTTAATTTAGCAAAAAGTCTTGGTTATCAACCAAGATCTAAGAGAGCACCTGTTGCTTATCTTACATTTGCTGTTAATTTTACTGGTACAGCACCAACCACAATCAATTTAAAGAAAGGAACTGGATTTACCACAATCTTTGATGATATCCTGTATCAGTATATTACAGCAGACGATATCACAGTTCCTGTCAATTCTAACTTCGCTTCTTTTGCTGAAGTACCTATTTACGAAGGAAAGTTAATTAAGAGTTCTTTTACCGTCAATTCGACACTAGATCAACGCTTTGTCATTGATAACCAAAGGGTTGACACGAATACGGTACGTGTACGTGTATTTGAGAGTGAGCAATCCACCCGATTCACGGATTACGAGTATTCCGACAATATTTTAAATGTAAAAGCTGACTCCGATGTATTCTTCATTGAAGAGACTGAAGACGAGAGATATGAAATCTTCTTTGGTGATGGAACACTAGGATCAGCATTAGACAACGGAAACTTAGTTGAGATTACATATATCATCACAAACGGTCCTGTTACCAACGGAGCAAGGTCATTTACGTTTGCTGGTATCTTAGAAGACTCTCTAGGCAATACAAACTTCCCTGCTGATATCACAATCGACACTATCGTTACTTCTGATGGTGGCGAAGACATCGAAAGTATTAGTTCTATCAAGTACAATGCCCCTAAGTTCTTCGGAACACAGGACAGAGCGGTCACAGCAGCGGACTATGCTGCCATTATTGTAGGTAGGAACATCTATCCATCTGTTGCTGATATTATCACTTATGGAGGGGAGGAAGAGGTCAATCCCGAGTACGGTAAGGTCAAGATTGTAATCAAACCTAAAAACTCTTCTAGACTGTCTAGTTTCACCAAGAAGCAGATTGTTGATGGTCTAAAACCTTATATGGTTGCTTCTGTGACTCCAGAGATCATTGATCCCTCTATTCTGTTTGTAGAACTAAACAGTAACATCTATTACAACAGCAAGATTACCACAGCAAAACCAGATGATATCAAGAAAAAGGTAATTACATCTGTAGAAGATTACATTGCCCAATCAGATACTGAGAAATTTAACGGTAAGTTTAGATACAGTAAGTTTGTATCTATCATTGATAATGCTGATCGTGTAATTACGTCAAATGAGACCACTGCTACAATGAGGAAGGATTTCTATCCAAACATCAATTCCGAGTCTTATTATGAGTTGTGTTATCAGAATGAATTCGCTGAATATTGTGGAACTCCTATTGTTCAGTCTACAGGATTTGTGATCAGTCAATTCCCCAATTTAACAGCATATTTCGAAGATAATGATGGTGAAGTCTACCTATATACATTAGGTCCAACCGGCGATAAAATCGTATTGTTCGAGTCTATCGGAAAGGTTGATTATATGAAGGGTGAAGTCATCATTGATAAGTTGACAATTATCAAAGGATCCTTCTTTGACAATAAGATTGAGGTTCGTGTAACACCTCGAAATAAAGATTTGAACGCTTTACGTAATGTATATCTAGATGTTGACATTACAAAGAGTAAATTTACTACATTTTCCGAGTAATTCTTAAATGGCTGCTAAGACGAGAAATATTTCAACCTTAATTGAAAGCCAGTTACCTGGATTTATCATTGAGGATTATAGTAAGTTTAAAACGTTCATAGAGAAATACTATGAGCAGCAGGAACTTCGTGGGCAACCTTTAGATATTATTCACAATATTACACAGTATCGTAATATTGATTTTTATAGTAAAGAGATATTAACTGAAAAATCTACTTTAATATCTAACATTGCTAGTAATGTTACAAGTATTGTAGTAGAAGATGCAACTTCGTTCCCAGAGAAGAACGGATACATCAAGATTGGTAATGAAATTTGCTTTTACAAAGAAAGAACTAACACAGAATTTCTAGAAGTATCCCGTGGCGTTAGTGGAAATAACACGCTAGGGGATCTATACACTAAAAGTGAGTTTGTAACTACCGAAGCATCGGAGCATGTTACAGGTGATGAAGTATTAAACATCAGTAACCTGTTCTTATATGCCTTTGTTAAGAATTTTGAATCTGAATACTTAGCATCTTTCCCAGAGAAGTTTTTACGTGGAGAGATTGATAAGAGAACTCTAATTAAGAACATTGGTGATTTCTACAGAGCAAAAGGAACAGATCGCTCTATTCAGTTCTTATTCAAGACTATTATCTCTGCTAACCCAGATGAGGCAGTAAGTACATACGCTCCTAAGGATTATACCTTTAAAGCTTCTACTTCTGATTGGCAGTTTAACTATACTATTCGTATTGTACCCATCTCTGGTGATCCTCAAAGTCTTATTGGCAATGTAATCACACAGGGAGGTGTCACTGCTGTTGTTGATAATGTAATTGATAACACATTAATCATTGCTCCCGATACCATCAACGGTGAGTTTGAGATTGCCTCGAAGACAGAACTAAAAAGAGCATTCAGACCCACTGATGGTGAAGGTGATAAGATTACAGTATTCTCCACTCAAGGTTTTCCACAGGTCGGTAAGTTGTTTATTGACAACAAAGAGATTTCGTATTCTAAGAAAACTGTAAACCAGTTTACGATCCAAAAGAAAGATGATACCTTTGTTGTATACCAACCAGGAACTAAAGTATATTCCGCTAATCCTGTATCTAGTGGCGATGTTGAGTTCTTGATCGAAGGTGTTGTTTTCAACCTTCTACCAAAAAATCCTCAACCATATGCTTCTACTGGAGACAAAATTGAAGTTGGTTCGAATGGATTTGATACAGCATCTCCTGTAATTAAGAATGTAGACAATGAAGTTAGATGGTTACTAAACACCACTTACGTAGAACCAAATAGTATTCATCCACAAATCCAGTTAGATGATGTTGTTGCTGATGTAAGTGCTATTTTTGAGGATGATCAGTATTTCTATATCTGTTCTTCGTCTTTCCCATCAGATCAGATTCTATTAACTCCTAGTATTACACAGGATCTCCAAGATCAAGAACTTCTTAAGTTAATCAGAAAGCAACCTATTACCACAACAGAGGTATACAGCACTGGTAACAAAGATGTTGGTATCTTAGTTGATGGTACTCCTGTTTATAGTAACAGGTCAGAAGAGCAGATTACTTATGGTCTTATTGATAGTGTAAGCATCAATAACAAGGGAAGAGGGTATAAAGTTCCTCCTATTGTTCTTATCAATGAAGAACCAAATAAGGCATTCTCTGTTTTGTCTGGAGAAACTGTAGGTAGTATTGAAATTACAGATACTTCTGTATATGAGGAAGATCCTGCTGTAAGAATTACTTCCGGAGAAGGGGCAAGATTATCTGCTGTTGTAACAAACGGAGAGATTACTAGTATTGCTATCGACAACCCAGGACAGTATTATAGTTTCCCACCAAGAATTATAATCACCGACATCACCGGCAGAGGAAACTTTGCTGAGTATGAAGCATCTGTAGAAAATGGACAAATTGTAGATCTAGTAAAAGTTTCTGGTGGTAAGTTATATGATGCTAGATTTACGTCTGTAGTAGCAGTAGCAAATGGTTCCGGAGCTACAGCAACTGCTAAAGTAAGAAGATGGACCAAAGATAGATATTTTTTATTAAATAGTTTGCTTGACGTTAATAACTCTTACGTCTTCCAATCTAAATTTAACATTTCTTACGGTTATGGTGTAGTTGCTAACCCTAAGGTATTGAGAAGAAGATTACTTGATAGCATCAACACAGTATATGAAGAGCAGGGTCCTATTCAGCACTCTCCTATCGTAGGTTATGCCTATGATGGTAATCCCATCTATGGTCCATATGGATATTCTAATCCCCTAGACAGCTCTTCTGCTATTAGTAGATTAGAGTCTGGATATAGACTAAAGACATCTAGACCTAATGGACCTACTATCATCGAGTTTGTATTAGGAACTTTTGTTGATGATTATGAGTGGGTTCCTTCTGTTAATAGTGAAAAGACAGAGTTAGACCAAAACAATGGTAGATTCTGTGTAACACCAGATTATCCGGATGGTGTATACGCTTATTTTGTTACTATGGATCAGGATCAAACTCCTCAATTTCCATATATCTTAGGCGAGAATTTCTACTCTATTCCTGTAGATTCTAACTACAACTCCACTATCTCCCAGAAAGATATTCCAAAACAGGTTAAGAGATTAAACTCTCCTGATTTTGATGGTAACGGTGATGGATTTGTAGGTAGGATCAAAGATGTTTCTGCTGGTAATGTAAAGAATGTTTCTGTAGTTTCATCTGCTCCCACATTCGAAGTAGGTTCTGAACTTATTTCAGAAGGAAACTTAGTATCTTCTTCTGTTTCTTCCGTAAAAGGTAAATCTGTTGTTGGGATTGAATCCGAACAAACTAAAGCACTAGAAATAACTACATCTAGTAATGTGTATTTGTTTGCCGATGATATCATCGTACAACAACCTCAAGGTGCTACTGGAAAAATTGTAACCAGTACAGTTAATAGAAATAACTTCATCTTAAGAGATATTCAGGGACAGTTTAATACAACAGACCTCATTTCGTCTCTTACTAAGGTTCAAAGGTTTGTTCTAGATTCCTCTTCTACCTATACTCTAGGTGCTACAGTAAGTTTGATTGATATTGAGGCACAAACAGTTGTAGCTACTGGAGAAGTCTTGGAAGAGACTGTTTCACAGAATGCTGTCACTGTTAAGGTACTTTCTGGTACATTTGTTACTGGAGATGAGTATTTCTTGAAGAGTAGCGTATTATCTGATACTTCTAGATCCGAAGTCATTTCTGTCATTGATTTAAGTACAGATATTCCTGTCTTCGAAATTAATGACTCTATTGCTATCTTGGAAACTGCCGAAGATCATGGTGTATCTGTTGGTGATTTTATTGATATTGATATCAACCCAGATGAAGCTACTACAGAGACTACTTACTTTGTCAGAAAGAAGATCTATCAAAATTTCGAGACTATCCCAGTAGATCATAAGTCTGTAATTACTGACACTGGTATTGGTAGTGGAGATGTAATTAATACGGGTGAAACCTATATCTCTGGAACCTATCTTGATGTAGAATTAGTCTTTAGAGATCAAGACTCTGCTAGACAAGGATTAGGAAAACCAGGAGATCCATTCAATGCTAGAGCAACTATTGTTGTATCCGGAGCAGGCGGTGCTGGATCTGTAAGTTCTGTTACTGTTACGACAAAGGGTGCTGGATATAGAAAGGGCGATATCATAACGTTTGTGGAAAGTGCTCCTATTATTAATCTTGACACTAACAATCCAAATAGATTTGCTTTTGTTGTAGATCATGTAGGATTTGCTGAGGATAACAACAATCTCTATCTCTCTAATCTCAATAACCTATCTAATGGTGATTTTATCCAAATTGGGGATGAGATCGTCGAAGTTCTTGGTGTAAACCTCGCTTTGAACTTTGTAAACGTAAGCAGAGGAAGAAAAGGAACTATTCCTACAAATCATTACGATGGAAATGAAGTCATTGGAGAAGAGATCCCATTTAGACTTAATCAAGGTTACAAGTTCTTAGGACAGGAATCTTTAACACCTACACTAGAAGAATATGATGTAGAATCTGGTCTTACAAAGATTTCATATGATTATGCTGATGATATTGATCAGATCAGAAGAGTAGGTCAACAAACTACTTTCTTTGATCAAAGTTCGCCAAGAAAGGTAATTGCCTTAAGGAATGTAGAAACAGCATCATACAAACTAGAACTATCTAAAGACGATGAAAACAACTTCACAGTAAACCCATCGTTTGATGTATTGAGATATTACAAGTATAGATTTGATACTAGTCATTTCTCTATGCTCGATACGTTTATTGACATTTCCCCAAGTGTCAACTTAAACATCTTAGTAGATGGTAAGGTAACTAGCAATATTGCTCCAGGTAATCCTGGATCATTTACAACTATTAGATTTGGATTTGCTCCAGAGATTGATCAGGTCGATCCGGAGAGAGTATCCTTACGTTATGATACGTTCTATTACTTCATCAAAGCATCTGGTGTAGATACCGAAGATGCTAGACTTTCTATTGTTAGAGATCCTTTAAGTGGTAGAAAGAAGGTAACCCATAAGACAAATACAAAACTAGTTTATGATTTAGATTCCATTGTTGAGTATGACGGTTCCGGTGATATAACATACACAACAGATTCTTTAAGTGCTTTTGGTGAGATTAATACCGTAGATATTCTCAATAGCAGTAGATCATTGTTGACCGTTCCTCTTATTGTTGGAGCAAACCCAAGAAAAGATAACAGAGCAACTCTAACCCCTGTTGTAGAAAACGGTAGTATTGTTAATGTTTTAACAGATAATGCCGGTAGTGGTTATGTATCTCCAAAATTAATTATTACCGGTGATGGATCTGGTGCTAAAGTTAGACTTACTGTACTTAACGGAAGTATTGTAGGTGCTACTGTTGATGATGGAGGTAGAGGATACACCGAAGCATCTTTCAACATTATCGAAACAGACTTAGTAGCATACTATGAGTCTGATAATATTGGTCTACCTAAAAACGTAGATATTATTTTTGGTGGACTTGGATTTACTAATGACTATTCCACAACTCCATCTTTTGCTAGCAGCACTATCTTAGTTCTAGAAAATGCTGATCTATTTGTTCCTGGTCTAGAAATTACACAACCATCTACCGGTGCCAAGGCAAAACTAGACGGAAAATACTACAGACAGGGAAGCAACATCTTAAAAATTACAGATGTTGAAGGAGAGTTTGTATCTGGCAAAGAAATTGAAGGTTTTAGTGATTTCAAACCAGTAGTAAAATATGTTCTTTCTACAGATTTTGTAGAAGAAGTCAAGCATTACAGAGAATCTGGAGCATTTGCCTCATCTAAAGGTAAGATTAGTGAAAGTGTTAACAGACTTCAAGATTCTTATTTCTACCAGGATTATTCTTATGTTGTAGAATCCGAGACTCCTATTGATGGATGGAGAGATCTAATTCTTGAGACAACTCACCCAGCTGGATTTGAG